TCATCCAGTTGACGATGGGGTGCGGGGCTGTGCTTTTCGACGCTGGTCAGCAGAATACGTTCACGAACGTGCAGGTGCGTACTAAGAAGCGTTTGACACCACCTGAGACTATTGTTTCCCGTGCTCGGAAGTCTAGCCGCCGGGCAGGCAGCAACTTGTTTGCAGCAATGGCTAGGGCAAACTACCAAACAGAAGGGTAAGTTATGGCTGTAGAAGTCGGTCGCGTAACAATCCGCGTCCTGCCTAATACACGAGGGTTTAGGCAGCGCGTCGAGCGAGACCTCGCTAAGATGGGGAAGGTTAAGGTTCCCCTCCAGGCTGATACCGACGAGCTGAAGAAGGACGTCGAGCGGGAGCTCGGCGACGTTGACGGCAAGGCTAAGGTCAAGCCAGAGGTTGATAAGAATCACCTTCGATCCAGCCTTAACAAAGCCACTAAGGGCGAGAAGGGCGAGGTGAAGGTCGATGCTGACGTCGATGTTTCCCGGGCCCTCCGCCAGATGGACCGCTTGAAGCGCACCACGTGGGGGCGTAGGGGCGGATTTCGTATCGAGATACCTAAGTATGACTTCACAGGTCTGAAACAGCTTACTGCGAAACTTCCGAAGCTATCGACTATTCAGGACCGGCTTCAGACGGGCCGTGAGACTCAGCGCGCCCAGGCGGCTGAGGCTTACTCGAAGGCCCTTGCGGCTATGCGTAAGCAGATCCGCGAGACTAAGACTGATGCTGAGCTGCTGAAGCACGCGCTCAACTTCCAGCTGGAGAAGCAGGTCGGGGATCGCACGAGCCGGTGGCTGGCACAGCTTCGGTCTGGGGCCCGCCAGGCGCAGAGTGAGATATCTAAACTAGGCTCTCGCGGCGCCGATAAGGTGTTCGGCAAGGCTGATTTCTCGGACCTCTGGGGAGATGCTAAGAAAACTGAGCAACTTTATCAACGTGAGATCAACGCACTGAAGAAGCTGCGGGATCTTGAGCGTTCTCGGGCTACCAGCAAGCAGGCCCGGCAAAAGGTCGGTGGTAAGTACAGCAACGAGATCGCCCGCCTCGAGGCTGCTCTCGGCAACCTTCGGTCTTCTACACCTTCGGGCCGTACTAAGGCACTGGCTGATCTCCAAAAGCAGGCTGCTGAGGCTCGTCGAGCACTCGGTCTGACTGAGCAGGGCTTGTCCCGGCTGGAGCAGCGCTCAAACCGACTGAATAGCAGCTTCCTGAAGGGGCTGGCTCAGCGTGAGCGTAATCTCGGTCGCCGGGCGTCGCTGAAGCAGAGCCTCGGTGACCTGAAGTTCGGCGTTGGTAAGGCGTTTAGCTTTGACCGGGGTGATCTGGACCGGTTGCGTAGCGGGTTGGCTGATGCCCGCCTTAAGGTGCAGGAGTTCGGCAACGCCGCCCGTGAGCACTTCTCGCGCGCTTCCGAGCGGATGAAGCAGCTTGGCCGCGAGGCCGTCGAGCTGTCTCCGAAGATTCGGTTTGTGCGTGGTCGCAAGTTCAAGGGCCCTGACGGACCTGAGCTATTCGACTACAGCAAGCACTCTCGCACGAAGAAGAGCGACAGTGATCGTGAGTTCAACCTGTTCAACCGACGGCAGCAGGGTTTCCGGCGCTCGTTCCTCGGACTGACCCGTACGGGATGGATCGTAGCGGCTGTCGCATCGCTGATCGGCCCAGCTATCGGCGGTATCTCCGCCGCTCTGGCTGGCATCCCGGCCCTCGCCGCGTCTGCGGCGGCTGTTTTCGGCACGCTAGCCCTCGGTTTCCAAGGTGTGAAGGATGCTGCCCAGGCAGCTGCTCCTGAGTTCAACAACCTGAAGACGGCTATGTCGGACGTCTACCGGGAACGGTTGACACCACAGTTCGCCCAGCTGAGTGACATGATGGTTCAGACCCGCGAGGGTATGAAGCAGGTTGCTAACGGCACCGCAGACTTCACTCAGGGCATGGTGAACGCTGTCACCAGCACCAACGGCATTGCTAAGCTGAACAACATTCTCGGTAACACGGGGAACCTGTTTAGCCAGATGAAGCCGTTCGCTGAGGAGTTCACCGGAGCGGTTCTGGACATTGCTAGTGCGGGGTCGAACACGTTCCCCAAACTGGCTGCGGGTTTGAACTCCTTCGGAGCGTCGTTCAGGAAGAATGTTAACGAGCTGATCGCTAACGGCACTCTCCAGACGGCCATCGAAGGTGCCTACGACGTCATCGGCAGCTTCTCAACTAACGTTGGACGGATCATCAAGTCCGGCGTTGAGAACTTCACGACGGTGATTCCAGGCTTCACTAAGTTCTTCGATCAGTTCGCTGATGGTGTGACGCGGGCCATGCCCTCACTCTCCACCTTCGGTAACCTGATTGCAGATCTGGCCGGTGGAGTTGTTGGTAACCTTGGCCGCGTGCTGGAGTCACTTGGCCCAGGCATGGAGACGCTGGCACCGGTGCTGTCGAAGATCGGCAACGCTGGGTTGGATGGTCTCGGGACGATCCTGTCTAATGTTGGTACTGGCCTCTCCGATATGGTTATCGGGGTTGCTCAATGGTCGGCGAACTCTGGTTTCCTCGACAACATTGCCCCCTCTCTCGAGGGCGTTAAGAGGGCTTGGGATGGTCTATCAGGGGCTTTCAGCTCCGCTTGGACTGAGAACCTGCCTACACTACAAGCAGCTCTCCCCGACTTAACGAGTGCTCTTAGCGATATGAGCAGCTTGTCTCTCGACGGGCTGTCAGGAGCTATGAACACCTTGAAGGGAGCCCTTCCGGGCATCTCCGAGGGGCTGGCCGGGTTCTCCTCGAACTCGATCAGCGACCTGCAAGGCCTTGTCGGTACGCTGAAGGGTTTGGGCGACGCCCTGCCCGACGGGTTCGCTGAGAAGATCGGGTCGGGTATCGGGGCTCTGGTCCGCCCGCTGAAGGATCTGAGCGCTCTTGACCTAGCCACCTTCGGTAATCTCGCCGGGCCGCTTAACCAGATTCAGGACTTGGCTCTGTCCTTCGGTGAGAAGGTCACAGGCAAGCACATGGATGCCGAGAACTTTGGTATCGGAGGCTTGTTCAAGAACCTGAGTAAGTGGTTGAATGGTCCCGAGCCGGATGTCGACAAGGTCAACAAGTATGTTGAGGCTCAAAGGAAGCTAGAGGATGCCGCGGCTGAGGCGGCGAACAGCCAGCTCCGAGCTCAGCAGCAGCCCGAGGGTGAGTCACCTCTGAAGAAGATGGCTCAGGACGCCCAGGAGCTGGGTAACATCAACACTGAGGGCCTCGCAAACTCGGTGAACAGCCTGCGACAGATCGGTGATGTTCAGAGCCAACTGTCTCAGCTGGGGCAGAACCAAGCTCAGACAGGCGAGTCTCCCCTGAAGGGGCTCGCCCAGGACATGCAGGCTATCAGCCAGCTTCCTGTGGAAAACCTGTCGGCTCAAACCCAGGCTATCCAGCAGATTGCCCAGGTTCAGCAGCAGTTGAGTGCTCTTCAGACCGAAGGTGCAGCAGCTGGGTTGCAGGGCAGCCCTCTCCAAGGGCTGGCCCAGGACCTCCAGGCTATGACGGCTATCCCCGTCGAGAACCTAACGGGTCTCACGGCGGCGTTGCCTGTCATCACGAGTGCGTTCCAGCAGCTTCAGGAGGCTACGGCTCTCGGCCAGCAGGCCGGGGGTGGTGATCCTAGCGCGGGATTCGCAGGGTTTGCTACGCAGCTTCAGCAGATCAGCGCGATTGGGCCTCAGCTCACTGAGACCTTCACGGGTATCGGCACGGCGTTCACCACGCTGAACGAGCAGATCGCTTCGTTTGCACCATCGTTTGAGGGTATCACCCTTGGCTTCCAGGGGCTTACGGAGCAGCTGACAGTTCCGTTCCAGACTGCGGTTGCAGCGGTCACATCCAGTATGGCTGAGATGCAGGCGGCGATTCAGTCCGGCCTTAGCGGCCTCGACTCCTCGTTCACCTCCGCATTCTCGAACCTCGCCTCGGGCGTGCAGTCAGCTATGAGTCAGGTCTCCTCCGTGGTATCCTCGGAGGTGGCTAACATCAGTTCGGCGTTGTCGAATGGGTTCGCTGAAGCAGCTGCTGCTGCGACAGCCTCGTTCGCTACACTAGCTGCTGGTGTTGCTGCTGGTGTGGCCCAGTGCCAGGGCATCATTGCTGGGTTCGTGGGTTCGCTGCCGGGCATGTTCCAGATCGACCTTACAGGATCGGGTCTGGCGATGACCACCTCGTTTGCCAACGGTATCCGAGCTGGTATCCCGGCGATTGCTGCGGCTGCTGCGGCCGCCGCCGCTGCTGCTAAGGCCTACTTCCCACACTCCCCGGCTAAGAAGGGCCCGCTCTCCGGTTCCGGCTATACCGACACCTCCGGTATGGCGCTGGTGAAGGACTTTGCCGGTGGTATGCTGAAGGAAGTTGGCACGGTTGAGTCCGCCGCTGAGAAGATCGCAGGTATCGTCTCGGGCAAGTTCCAGGACATCCCCGGAGCTGCCCGGGAAGCCGTCGCTGAGACGGCTAAGGCGATGGAGGGGTTCAAGCGAACGCAGGTTGAGGATAAGGCTAAGGCGTCTAACGCCCGCAAGATCCAGCGTGCGATCGAGAACCACGACAAGGCTTTGAAGCGGTACGAGGAACGGGAAGCTAAGCGTCGCGGCGAACACGCCGAGAAGAACGCTAAGCGGAAGAAGCCTACCGAGTACAAACCCAGTGAGGCTCCGAAGTTCCAAATGCCCGAGTTGGATAAGCCCGACTACGACTCCATCAAGCGGTCGTTCCAGGAGTACTGGATCGACGGCCTGAAGGAGATGATGAACCAGAACCTGAACAACACCATCATAAATGGTGGGTTCTTGGATCAGTTCAAGTCGATGGGTGTGGGAGCCGTCCAGGCTCTCCGCGCTCAGTTTGGCGGGCATCCTCTGCTCGACCAGATCGAGGCGGGTCTGAATGACCCGAACTTCAGTGGTCGCGTTAAGAAGGCTCTGGAGGAGGCTAAGATCGGTGAGATTCCGGTCACCTTTGCTCTGGAGAATCTGGCGCAGCTGAAGAGCGATCTCGGTATGGGCAACGGCGCTATCAGCCGGGCTATCAACCAGGCTGTGAAGTGGGAGCCTACAAACTCCGACTTCGACCAGGAGCGCCGGGCGCGCGAGCGTGAAGAGAAGGAGCCTTCGATTCACTACCACGTGCTGTCAGTCGAAGAGGTTCTGCGTCTTGAGGAAGTGCGACACCGCAAGATTCAGATGAGGGACCACGATGACTAGTTGGACCACCTTCGGGAGGCCCTGAAACGCAGAAAGGCGGGGTGTAATAACCCCGCCCTCTTCTGTCACTGTTACGTTTATACAGACTTTACACCATAATTTCACACTGTCTAGCTATCGAAGGAGACGCGATGCTAACACAAGTTGAACTAATCAGCCCCAACAAAGAGATAGCCCCCGTCATCATCGCGGGGGACAACGCGAACCAGGATGGTATCGCCCTGGAGCCCGGCAAGCAGGGGTGGTACGATGCCAAGACATCGGCCCGCACTCGCAACCCGGCTCAGCGCCACGGTCAGCAGTTCCTCGGGTTCCGCTACGAACCGCGGGACATCGTGCTGAAGCTGCTGATTAGTAACGACGGCCCAAACGGGGGCCAGCAGTTCCGGGACCGCGAGGCTCTAGCCCGAGCCTTGTTCGCCTTCGATGACTACACCACTATCCGAGTCACCACTGATACGACGGTGCGAACAATGCAGGTGCGCCTCGTCGAGTTCGACCTCGATACTGAGATCGATCCGAACGTTGCCGAAGCAACCAGCTTGATCGTAACGTGCGTGGCTGATGACCCATTCTGGTACGGTCCTGAGTTCGTCAAGGAGTTCCGACAGGATCGCGGAGGGGCGGCTACTTTCTGGGAGGTCACTCTCCCGAAGGATCGTCTCGGAGAGGTTGAGAGCTACCCCCGGCTGGCAATAATCTCTGCTCAGGGAGGAAGCTGGCCCGTCATCAAGATCCCGAGGGAGGCTAACCGAGGGTCTTCCCCCCGAGTTACACTTCCTCAGCCTACTGGGACCCAGCGTGTTAAGATGTTTGTTAACTACGACCCAGGTTCACGCCAGGTTGAGGACGAGTACAACACCTTGATCTGGGCCGCGATGAACGGCGTCCGCTTCGGCGGGGGTATCCGAGCCGGTAAGACGCACGAGGTTTTCCGCATGAATGTGGATATTCCTAGCGGAGCGGCTCTCCGCATTACGTTCTCGTTCTCCCCCCGATACAATACCCCGTGGTGATAAGATGGCTAATGAGTTTGAGATAATTGAGAAGCGCGAGGCTGAGCGCCGCAAGGCAGCTGAACAGCCCCCGCTGATCCGCCTGTGGGACGGCAACTGGCGGTTGCTGGCAGAGGTGGAGGACTACAACAAGGCTGAGTTCACGTGGCTGCACAACGATGCAGGCTCCGCCAGCCTGGAGATACCTCTGAACAACCCTGCCGGGGAGCTGCTGAAGCAGCCCGACGCCTGGCCCACCAAATCCCTCTACATCACCTGCGATAAATCAGGTGCCCGCTGGAGCGGGCGCATCGAGAACGTTACCGTTCGATCGAAGCCCCTCGGGGAGTCTGTGGTAGATGTAAGTGCCGTCCACGACTACCGCAAGTTGAAGGATCTGCTAGTCTGGTCGAACCCCTTCCTACCGGCGGAGATCCAATTCCCGAAAGCCTTCCTGCTGTTCGGGCCGTCTCGCTGGGTGGTAGCGACCACCCTGTTCGTTAACCTCCTTCGGAAGAACAACAGCAAGTGGATGATCCCGGATGACCCGTTGAACGTACGCCAGTGGGTGGACCTCGACTTCTCGGAGTGGCCGATCATGGTTGAGCCGGTACACTTCTTCCAAGACCGTTCGATCCCGGCGGTTCTCACCAGCCGGTTCAAGTACTTCCACGACTGCGTGATTGACATCGTGAAAGATGCTCAGCTCACCATTGATGTTCGCCGCTACCTCGATGGGGACAAGCAACCGATCGAGGGGCGCCGCGTCAAGCACGGCTGTCTGATCGTCAAGGTGGAGGATCGCAGTGGTTGGACTGAAGGCACAAGCTTCCTCGGCAGCCTCGTCTCCGGGCTGATCCGAGGTGTAAAACGTATTAAGGGTGATGGCCTTACGGAGGGTTACGAGACCCTGCCTTACGGCAAGACCCCCGAGCAGTACCAGCGGGAGAACTGGAGGGGCACGCTCCCCAGCCACCCGTGGGTGGTGCTGCATCATGGCAAGGACACGGGCGTCGAGGCTGTGGACGTCTCCTACACACCTCCGGGCCCTGTCCAATTCGTTACCGGCGGTTCGTCCATGCCGGGCGTGAACGAGGCTATTAAAGCTTCGATCATCGGCCTGGGCGGCGTGCTAGGTTCCATCTTCGGCCAGAGCCAAGCAGGCTCAGTCGTCGAGGCAATTGCTGAACCGCTGTACTCGGACACAATCCTGGCGTTCCAGGCTCACAAGATGCACGACCGCATCAAGCAGCACGGATGGGATTTCCCCTTCGAGAAGTGGGTGAGCGGCGTCGATAAAGCCTACACGATCTCCGCGCTCTCCGCGATGCGGAAGGCGAAGGAGGAGACACGGGAGAAGTACTCGTGTAAGGTGAAGATGACAGAGGGACTGCCCTACTACGTCGGACCCCAAGGTTCTGGTGACTTCTTCATCGGGGACCGTGTGGCGGTCCACGCTGAGGGTATGCCCGAAGGTAAGCTCTTTGTCGAGCAAGTAAGCAAGCTTACATACACCCACTCAGCTACAGAGGCTGGCTGGGATATAGAGGTCGGAGAGTCCGACTTCGATTCTGGTTTCACGTATATGTCTCGCCGCTTGGAGCGGCTGACTACAGGTTTGAAAGAGTTAGGAGTTTGGTAATGGGATTTCCCACACAGCGAGAGACTGACTACACTGACCCCCTTCAGCGGTTCGTGTGGGCGTTTCGCGGAATCGACTACAACGGCTTCCCTTTCCAGGCTCCCCTGCCTGTGTTCGAGGGCTGGTCTCAGCACCTCAGCCGCTGTGGATTCGTTCATATTGACCAGGTGATCGCCGCTATCGACCCCGAGACGGGCGTAATCGACCTGGATAAGCTGCCAGAGCAGGAGATACACTACCAGCCCCCTGTGCGGGGCCAGGATCATGGTTTCAACGGCTCCGGTGAGTGGATTCCAATCGATCAACCTCTGGAAGCCCCAGTGGTGAATCAAGTGGCGATGATGACGCCTCAGGAGCGTGCTCTGCTTGTCGAGCAGCTGCGAGAGGCGGGTGACCTGTGACCACCCCCGGCTTTACCCCTACTCCCCGGGATGACCTGTACAGCAACGGCTCGAGGATGGGTAGTGATCTCACCCCCGAGTCAGCGCGGCAGCGCATGATGGGCCCCCTGAACCGCTCCTACAACCCCCTGTTTGGACGCTTCCAGGCTCTCTTCCAGAACATTGGCAACAATGTTGCTGGTTTGATTCGGCAGATCTTCGACCCGAAGGTGGGCGAGAACCACAAGGGCGAGTGGAAGCTAAGCGACTTCAACCTGGAGTACCTTCGAGATCAATGGTCCGGTATCGCCGGTAAGCTGGAGGAGTACAAGAAGGACCAGGAGAGCTACGTAGACGCCGCCACACAAGCCTCTCGGAAGGTTCGTGAGGAGATGTGGAACACTCCCGGCCAGACCCCTGCTCTGCACGATGAGTTGTCCATCATCTTCAAGCAGTTCCAAGATGACGCCCGCCTGCGAGTGTTTGCCGATATTCTGGGCGTGCTGGCTGTCCAGCAGGACCGTAACCAGGCTGCTATCCGCTTGGAGTCTCGGATTAACCGACTCCAGCAGGAGGCTATCGAGAACAACACTAAGTTCAACAAGACTCAGACAGAGGTGAACGAGCGCCACAAGGCGTTGATCGACGCTCTGAACCGCTCGCTCTACTACGTATCTGAGACAGCCCCACAGTTCTACCTCCTCCGAGGTGAGAAAGGTTACCAGGCTTCCCAGCATGGCATCAACTACCACATGGATGGTTGGACGCTGCACGTCCGTTCCAACGGCCAGCAGGACACCAACATTCTGCTGATTATGCGAACCAACCGAGGCTCCTCTGACATGCAGATCTTCCAGTTCAAGAAGGGCCGCGCAGAGACTAAGTCCCACAAGATCAGCACGCTGCACCTAACCGAGTTCATCAACCAGGTGACGATCATCCGCCAGGATGTGGTGCCGAAGCCGGATCTTACCGATCTGTACGAGCAGCTGAAATAACCCCAGACATGACGAAAGCCCCCTACCCGGATTAACCGGGAGGGGGCGTTTTCGCGTATCTACTGTAGGTTTACCAGCGGCCAGTACCCTTCATGCGGGGCATCATGAACAGCACCCAGTTGTACAGGGAGGTCCAAGGGGAGAGTGCGGGGTCGAGGTAGTGGGTCATAGTTCATCCTTAATCGAGCCTGTAGGCTCGTCTGGGTCGTCTTCTTCGGTCATGTAGCCGTGGCCCCACGATGGGCCGTAGACGGCTGCGTCGGTGTCGATCAGCAAGCCCTGGAAGTTCTGGGCCATCGTAGCGCTGATCTGGTTTGCGTACTCCTGAGCTTCCTCCGCCGGTACGGAGGAGATAACCTCGTCGTGGACGGGGACTCGGAGGTACGGTAGGTAGCCCGCGTCAGCTAGCCTCACGAGTGCGGAGGCTGTGACGTCGCGGCTGGTGCTCTGGATCATGTAGTTCAGAGCCGAGTAGGGACGGTCTTTGTCCACGGGTAGGACTCGACCCGTGGGGGTGATGACAGCGCCCGTCTTGCGGGCTTGATCTTGGAGCTTTTGGTTCAACTGCTTCACCTTCGGGTAGCTTCGCTCGAAGCCCTCGATAACCTCGCGCGCCTTCTCGACGCTGATCTTAGCGTTGGCTGCGATGTTTCGGGGACCACTGCCGTAGACGTAGGCGAAGTTCACCATCTTTCCCACCGAGCGATCGACGCCGGAAGCGTCGGCGGTTTTTTGGTGTAGGTCCTCCTCGTGCTTGAAGGCGTTGATCATATTTTCGTCACCTGACAAAGCGGCGAGGACCCTAAGCTCCTGGGTCTTATAGTCACAGGATATAATACTCTCGCCCTCATCGGCGATGAGCACCCTCCGAATGAGGGAATCGTCGGAGGGGAGCTGCTGGATCGGGATGCCCGACACGCTCATGCGCCCCGTGCGGGCCTGTAGCGAGTGGATGAAGGGGTGGACACGGCCATCTGGGTCGGTGTTCTCCTGGAACGCTTTAAGCCAGGTATTCCTCTTTTTTCGGATACCTCGAGCCTCCAACACTACGGCGGCCATCTCACTCCCCTGATCGCTCAACTGCTCCAGGGCCCGCTGGTCTACCTTGTACTGGCCTGTGGGTGTCTTCTCGGTGAAGGTGTAGCCGTCCTCAATCAGGATGGAGCTGACTTCTCGGTTCGAGTTGACTGACTCCAGTCCCCACTGTTCGTAGGCGTAAGCCTCCCAGAAAGCCTCCTCGCCCTCCAAACGAGCCATCAGGGACTCCAGGTACTCCTCGTCCACTTTGAAGCCCTTATACGCGATCTCAGAGCAGATTTCAGCTACTCGATGCTCGAAGGGGATCAGTTTCTGGGACTGTGTCGGCACCTTCGGTAGGATGATTTGGTACAAGCCCCACGTCAGGATGACGTCCATACCAGCGTACAGCAAGTACTGATCATCCCAGCTATCAATCAACTTGAACACATCAGCTTTGGTGAGGCCAGCGTCACGGGCGATACGCCCTATCGACGCCTTAACATCATCAGCCACCTTAGCATCAATGTAGAACCTGGTTAGGTCTTCCAGGGACAGCCCCGGCCCGCCTTCAGAGGGCTGGCGGGGATCCACGAGGTGAGCCAGGATCTTAGTGTCTCGGATGCGTTCGAAGGGGATGTGAACGCCGAAGCATCGTCGCAGCACCGACCAGTCGAAGCTGGCGTTGTGGAAGATCAACTTCAGCTCCAGGTTGTTGATGAAACTGAAGTCGCTGTACAAATCGGTGTCAATCACCCACGCCTCGAGGCCCACGCCGAACTGCACCTTGCGGCACTTGTAATCAGCGGAGAAGATGTCCAATCCCGTTGTCTCGGTGTCGCAGGCAATCCACTCACCTTTGTGGGCGAGAATCCACTGGGCGAACTCGCGGAGGTCAGCCCCGTTCTCGGGGCATTTGATGACGGCCTTATGGTGTTGCCAGAGGTACGTCAGCTCTTTCACTGGTGGTAGACTCCTTTGACGATTCGTCCAATGGTGGATGGATGCACCCGGAACATATCTGCCAGCTCTCGGAAGCTGGCACCTAGCCCCGCCTTCATGCGAATCTCCGCCACCTGATGTTCGTTCAGCTTACGCCGGTTGCCGCGGGCTGGGCCCGTCTCAGACACTCGCTGGAGCTCCCTCAGGAGCGGTTCGTGGGGGTACACCCCGAAGTGCTGTAGTGTGCGCTTGAATTCTAGCTCTCGTTCACTTAGAGTCACGGGGCCCCCAGAATCGGTGCGATTCATCCAGCTGGAGAATGAGATCCGCGAATACCGGATCATCCATGAAGCGCGTGAACTGAGCCTCGACGAACTGGCTCTTCGGGGCGTCCTGGAACTCGCGGGACAACCAGTACAGGTACTTTACGAGCCCCTTAGTCTGGCCTCGCAGAGCCTCCTTCAGGTCTACGTTCCAGTTGGAGTACTCACCCTCGCCGGTCAACTGGGCGTCGACCTCCGCTTCGAACTCCTCGAGGGCGTAGGTCTCGTGCTCGTAGGTGACCTGCCAACCTCCGACGAGGTCGCGGGCTGCCGTCAGCGGGTGATTCATTGGTCCGAAAGCGGGGATGTAAAAGACGTGGGCCTTCTCGGTGACCGCGCTACCGGCTGGGAGTTCCCAGCCCGGCTGAAGCTGAACGTTTGCTACTACGCTGTAGTCCCCGACGTAAACGACGGCCTGCTCTGTCGGGCCTGGGAGGTAGGTGAGGGTTTCTGGGGTTTTAATGATGTGATTGAGATGCAACTGAGATCCTTTAGTAGATACGAGAGTGGCCCGTTACCCACGGGCCGAGGGTTTACAGAGGGTACTCGGGGATCGGCTCCCTCGAGGGGGCTACTTCAGCGGAAACCGTTGGCTTCAGGTAGAGGTGCTTAGCCTCGAGAGCTTGCAAACTTTTTAGAAGTTCATCAAACTCGTAGTCGCTGATGATAGGGTCATCGTAGTAGTAGTGCCAACGGAAGTAGTTAACCGCCTTGTTCAGCAGAAGCTGCTGTGCCCTAATAATATCGCGGTAACTAACCAAAGTACTTCAGCACCGCGTCTTTCTCGTTATAGTCATTGATGAAGGAGATACCTCCCTGCTGACCCTTCGGAGGTGCAATACCTACCCAGGGGTTGCTGGGGTTCTTACCGCGCTTCAGCGTGCCGCCCTGTTGAATGAGTTGCCACACCTTGTCGCTGATGTTAGCAGGTTTCTGAGGAGCACCGTAGGGGCTTCCGCCACCAGCCTGAGCCGGGGCCTCGGCTGGAGCGGGTGCAGAGGAGGCTCCACCCTGCTTAGCGAAATACTGCCCCGCCTTAGTGGTGCGGTCGATAAGCTCCTTCAGACCATCGTCTGACAGGAGGCCGTTAGCCTCGGCGACGGTGTCACAGTGCAGCACAATCCACGGAGCCTCATACCCTTTCCCCCCTTTGAGGGTGACTACTACTTTCCCGTTGGAGTCTTCCACCGAAGCCTTACTGGCTGCGGGTTTGGTTGCGGGCGCGGAGGCTGTCGCCTCGGGCTGAACATCCACGCTGGTAGCTGCTTGGGCTTCATCGGCTGGTTGGGTTTCCTCGGTAGCGAAAATATCTGACACAAAGTCTCCTTAAGAGATTGGGTGGGAGCCTGTTCGGCCCCCTTTGTCTAGGTGAGCTGCAACCCGACTGTTGCGGGAAGCATTCATCATGTTAGCTAGGTTGTTGAGAGCGCGGTTAGCACGGCGTCGTTGGTTAGCGTCCTGGGGTGTGCCGTCGATGACGAGCTCCCACAGGGCGTCCTGAGACGCCGGTCGCAGCCGGTGGAATGCCTGCTCCAGGTCCACCTTTTCCTCAATGGAGGCAATACCGTTGCGAGGCCACGCCTGGGCGAGGATCTTAACCTCGTCCACACTGTACCACCAGTTACCGCTGAACTGGTCGAAGTCGATCCGCTCCTGAGAGCAGGCCAGCCTGCACCTGAAGAACAGTAGCTTCTTCACCTCAGCAGGTGAACGCTCCAACAGAGCGCGCTGAGCGGAGGGGTTGCTAATCAACCACTCCAGTACGACGCTCTCGATCTCCTCCTGGGAAAGCAGGCCTACCCACTTGCGGGAGGTTACCTTGGCGCAGTAGGACAGCGTCTGCCTTACATCTCGAACAAGCTTGTCGAGGTCGATTGTCTCGGTCATCGTGTGGGGAACACCACCCCGTCAACGATCACCTTGTTTCCCAGCACGGGGAGGATGCGGGGCGTGACGTTGTTCTTGTCGATCTCCAGCAGAGCGAACCCTTGCTGCCAGTTACCACTGGCTCCTCGAAGGTAGGTAACAGCCTTCGGGTTGAGGATGTGCCCAACCTCGACGCCCGTGATGGTGTTCGTCTGACCTTCGATACCCTGGGTGAACGAGGAGACTCCCGCTCGGTGCGTGTGCCCCATGATGATGTTCTTGCCGATACGCTTGGCCCCGTTGAGAGCCGTCATGCCAGCATTCTGGTTGAGGCGGATACCGCCGAGGTGGCCGTGGGTGGTGATCCACCCAGCAGCTACGTTGTAGAAGTCTGGCAGCCGCGTAATTCCGAACCCGTCGAAGTCGAGCAGGTTCTCGAAGTTCAACATGTCGGTTTGGGACAACGCCGGGGCGTACTTCTCCAGGTACAGGCGGGGGCGCATGTCGTGGTTACCCTCGTGTACCCCGATAGGGCCGTCGAACACGTCCCGCAGAGGCTCTAGGATAGCCTTCTTGGCAGCCTCCGACGCTGAGTAGATGTTACCTTCGAACTCCTCACGTGTACCTTTCGTCCACCGAGAGGGTTGCGGGTAATCCATCAAGTCCCCGATGTGGATGATTTCGTCCGGTTCCACAAACTTAATCACTTCCAGGATCGCTTTGAACACACCTGGGTGGTGATCGGGGTAGTGAGTGTCCGGGATTACTAGTATCCTACGCAGGACGCCTCCTTTTTCGAGATGAAGTTAGATTGAGAGATAGCCGGGTAAACCTTAACGCTGGCACTGTTAAACCAGTGCTCTAGAGTCATGCTGCCAAACAGGACCGATTTCCAGCCGCTGCTTGTCCGAATCCACAGGTCGCCAGAGTCATCCACCGCGGTACTGCCTGCGGGCAGCGCTTTGATGGCCTTGTGGACTGTATCCCGCGCGATACTGGGCGCTGTTAAAGCATCGCCAATCTTGATAAGATTCTTACGCTTTACCCCGTACACAGCCCCCTTAGGGGTAGCAATCATTTCCCTATCTGAGTCGTCTGACTGGACAATGTATCCAATGAAGTGTTTCTTCTTGTGGAAAACCACATCGTTGATTTCGAATTTGTGGTCACTCATGTAGTCCAACCTCTCCTCTATAATTTCGGAATCTCGATCATGTACTTATCGAAGGAGTAGAAAGGTTCTTCCGCCAACTTCAGATGATGGCCAAAGGCAAGCCCCTCGGCCTTGCGCTCCCAGGTGTCGCAACTATCATCGGTGAGGATAGTCCCCTTAGGGAGTTTGTTAAGTTTCTTAACATCTTTACCTCCCTTATCCAGCTTACCAATCTTCGAGAAAGGCTTAACCCACTTAGCATCAGTGGGGAGGACCTCCCCGGTTAAGAGACTTTTGGCGTAGTCTCCCTCAAAAGATTTCTCTACCCAGCTTTTGAGCGTCTTACTCCACAACAAGTTCTCTGGAGAAACAGCCTTGTAGTTAGACAGGCTGTGCTCAGTGGGAAGATCAACTACTTCTTGGAAGTAGGTCTTCCATCTCCCTCCGATGTTCGGAGCGAGCCTCTCACCATTAAAGGTGAAACCTGTATCCTCGTGGGTAAGGGTGTACGTTTTCGGGTCCCTCACCTTAGTTCCGAGAGGAAGCCTCCTGAAAAGCTTGTAGCTTACCTCTGGAGCATAGTCGAGTACCTGCTGGTAGGTCTTGTAGTCTCGGTGTCGCAGGCGCCACGTCTCTTTTTCTGGAGTAAGTTCCATAACATCATACCCCTCCATATCTACGAGTCCCCAGCATTCGCTGGAGAGTAAATACACCAGCCTCTCGGTGAGGGAACTACGGGGAGGCTCTTTTGGCATAGGAGGGTACAAAATAGCTAGGATGGCTTTCTCGTTGAGAGCTGCCGTACTGAATTTCGCTAGTTTTGAGTCCTCTTCAGTCCGGGGGCTCACCCCTAGCATGTAGTCTCCGTGTTTGACAAGGTACCCCCTCTTCATTGTGAAGAGGGTGCCGTCCGGTATTTTGCTGAAGCTGAATAGGTTACCTTGGGCAGCCCGTAGTACTGGGACAGTCGCCCTTTCGGGTAGGTACTGGCGTTGACTGGAGGTCACTGGTTGGAAAGTCTGCTCACCTTCGGAGCCAATCCGAACGTAGAACAGCTCCCCAGCGTTGCACACCATCTCGCCGTGCTTAAACTCGGTCATTTCAACATCTCCTCTGCTGCTCGGTAGGTGCCATGCTTGCGGGCGTCGTATTCCTTTTCGGCTGCGTCTCTTGCCTTGACAAGAGTTAGGGTGTCTCCCCACTGGAGGGGATTCATCTCCGTATCATACAGCTCCCAGGTCCAAGCGTCCTCGTATACTCGGGCGCCCGTCAAGCTATTGCGGCCGTCCCGCTCAAATACTATAGGTTTGAGGAGCGCTACAAAATCGTCCTCATCGTAACCGGCCCAGCGGTTACCCCTGCACTTTTCCCACCTCAACGCTATCGTTCCTCCTTCAAGAAAGCAGGCTCCCCCGCCATGGTCGAGCAATCAACCTTCCATCTGTTAGTAGACTTAGCTGTCACGCCAGGGTCTGCGTGGAACCAGGAAAACTCATACTCGAGTAAATCGTCGTAACTCTTAGCCAGCCACCCTCCGTGCACTCGGGTGTATTTAAGGGGGCCAACCTCTACTTTACTCCCCAAAGGTATCTGAATCAGCTCTAGTGGACGGGCCTCGTTCAACTCGTTGTCTGGATGCCATAGAGCAGCTTGGCTGGAGTCTATGAGGTAGGGCTCCTCACTGGTGCTTAAGAGGCTAGACACCTCTAAGAGCTTTCCTGGGCGGATGCTAAGTACTCGGACCCACTGCAAGTTTACTCGGTCGTACGCTGGATGGTTTCTAACTATCCTCGCGCGCTTCTTCACGCTTAATCTCCCTCTCTAGATACCATCGGGCCTTGCGGAGGTCTTCGAGGAGTTTGGCCTCGCCGCCCTTCTTACCAGCCCGAGCGATGTACTTGAACGTGTTGGCTAGGAAGGCGTTCCCGTGGAAGAACGCCTCGATAACCTCGATGGCCTCCAGCCCGCTCTCGCTGGCGTAGTGGCTGGGGTGGTTAACGGCATCCGGCTGCTTCTCTTCTGTGCCTTTGTCCGCAAGCTCTTCGGCGAAACCTGCTAGGTAACTTTTTAGCCAAGGATCTTCTACCAGAATGTCCGATCCGATTACCCTTACTCGGCATCCTGCCGATTGCAGCTTCTTTCTGAAGGACTCCGCATCATCTAGGCTGTCGAAGTTACCTATCCACATGGCCGACTTTGCCCCTCCTATGATGGTAGGGGTTTTACCTCCCGATGCCGGGCGGAAAGCTTCCCAAACTCTACGCTTTCGCTCCTCTACGGTCTTGTAGAGCTGAAGCTCTTGGAGAACGTCGACACCCGCCAGAGCATACTCAGCTTCCCAACCGCTGTGGCTGTTCCCAGCAATCATCCTCTGCTGTACGCCAGGCAGATCTTCAAACCCGTAGAGGATAGACCCGTAAGAGGTGGGGCCGATCTTAACTGTAGTGCCTTGTCCTTCAATGGTAGACACTTCCACGTCTGAAGCTTGCTCTCTGTATAGGGTGTCTAGCATATCCCGCAACTCGAAGAAATCCTCATTGGTCAATGCCATCTACAGCCTCCATAAACTGAACAAGCTCCGGTTCATCTGTGTAGAACGCTTTCCGAGGCTGATCAACCCAGTGTAATTCTAGCCCCCAGTGATCAAGGCGCGCATAGACTTCCTCAGCAGTTCGGTCACTCTCTAGGCTCCTGGATGCCCAGTGGAACTCTTCTCGATCGTCCTGGGTGGCTACCCCTCGCCCTAACCCAGGGCATAGGAGAACCGGAATAAGCTCAGTGAATTTGCTGCTCTTCAGCAGGTTGATAGCTCCATCGACCTCAAGCGAGTTGTACAGGGTCTCGGCGGTGGCCGAGTATCGAGTATGGAGGGTGCCTGCGGGCTGTAGCATCCCCGAGACGACAGCTACCGCGTAGGGCGGTAGGCCCGCGTCAACGGCTTGTTGCTGCACCTCGTTAGAGGTGAGTAGTAAAGGCTGCCTCATTTCTTAGTTCCAACCAACCCAGCCGCAATCAAGGCGGCTCCCGCCACAGTCCACAGGACTACTGAGGCCGCCAGGCTCACCCGTGCGGCTACGACAACCCAGATGGGGCCTTCTACAACGAATGCAGCCCCTGCAAGAGCCACAAGGTTCGGGACCATCAGCGCTCCCTGAAGGAACGATGCTTTATTTCCTAGTTTACTCATTCTTCCTCTCCTAAGGCTTTCTTAATATCTCTCTTGGCTTCCTCGACTCGCTGGATTCGCAGCAGCCCCTCTCGGAGCTGAGCTAACGTCCACACCTTTTCACCCTCGTGATTCATCCCCAGGTAGCTGGGGATCCGCTTAACTAGATGATCAATGGTGTCTGGATCATTCCCTTGTTCAGCGAGGTACTTTCGAAACTCACGCTCGGGAATGAGCGTGACGTTACACGTTGTGGTTCGTCTGCGCGGCTTCCTCGCGCTCACAGCAACTCCTCCTTCAGAAACTCGGGTCGGAATCCTACTGCTACGTTGTCTGTAGGCTTGATCACCACCACTGGCAGGGCCGTGAAGCCTTCCTCTCGCAGTCGCTCAGCGGCTTCCGGGTGCTCCTCAACGTCGATTTCGTCGAACGCTACGTCGTGGTTCCGCAACCATCGCTTAGTTGCCTTGCAGGCTACGCAGCCCGGCCCCGTGTACACCAGCACTGCGGCTTCATCTGTATTTGTTGATAAGCTCGGCAAGAGCTTCCTCTCCTTCATTCACCAACACCGAGTTGGTGTCTTGTCGTTCGTTGTGGGGCAGGATAACCGCTTGCGGTATGTCTGCCTTAACTTTTGCTGCAAACTCCAGGCCCGGCTCGTCACCATCGGCCAGAATAATAACCCGGCTGACTGGCTCGAAGAGAGCCGCCCACCAGGACTTCCACGCCTGAGCACCTGGGATACCTACCGTCGGTAGCCCCGCTTGGCAGGCCGATATGGCGTCTATCTCACCCTCGCAGATACCCACAGCCCCTTCGGTGGTGAGCACTGCTTGCGGGTTGAACGTGCTGATTTTCTGCTCGCTAGGCTGGTTGTACTTCGGCTTGACGTTCGGGTCAAGCGCTCGGAACCGCATACCGACAACCTTCCAACTCCCTAGTGGGCCTCGTCGAAGGTACGGTATTGCAAGCATTCCCTCGAACCGCTCGTGTCCCGGGGCGGGCTCCTCGACGTAGCCGAGAGCGAACTTATGTATACTTTCCTCCGAAAGCTTGCGGTTGAGTAGGTACTCCTCGGCGGGACTCCCTGCCAAAGCTTTCTTGTACGTGCTGGTGATGCTCTCCAGTGATTGACTCAAACTTCTTCAACACCTCCTCAAAGGTAAGTTCAGGTTCCTGTGTCTGAATCACCCGCAGGCTGTCCCCCCGGAATCCACAACCGTGACAGTTGAAGGCGTCCTCGGGGATGTTTAGGCTGGCTGACTTGTGTGTGTCCCCATGCACGGGGCACGAGACGGCTTGCCAGCTGAACCGCCTGGGCGAGAACTCAAACGACGGGTAATAGTGCTCGATTACTTTCTCAATAGCCACTGTACCTCGGATCATCGCTGTAGTAAAGGTTCGCCGGGAGATCGTCTGGCTCGATCTCCCCATAGTCCCAGCCAGTTTCTACCATTTCGCACCCTCAGCTTTCAGATAGCCGTTGTCTATCATGTACACGTTGTACTCGAGGGTTGAGTGAAACTTGGGGAAGCTCTTCCTGGGGTAGGAGTTGATAAGAACTTGCAGCACCGCTAGTGCTCCGCAGCACGCTACAATCCCTATCAGTAAGACCCCTGCCCACACCAAATCAAGCATCTTCAATCAACTCGTGTGAGCAGTCCCGAATATCCTCAACCGCGTTGCGAACGGCTTCCTGCACGCTCTCGAGTATCTCAGCGGGTACTCGCTTCAGGTGCTCGACAACGGCCTGAGCAGCCTTGTCAGCGCCCGTCAGGAGTGCGTGCTCAATCCTTTCTCGTACCGCGTCGAACTCGTTGTCATTCTCGATAATCACTGTGGTGCTACTCTCTTTCCGATTACTTGCTGTGCTGGTGGGTCCTGAAGGTAAGTGATGGCTCGCTGGAGTGTTTCAACGCTATCCCGCAGGTGGCCTATCACACCTTTGTTGCAGCTGCTGCACAGCAGCCCGCGTATCAGACCTGAATCGTGATCGTGGTCAACAGCTAGGGCGCGTGACTTTCCAGTAGCTCGGCGGCAGATGTAACACACCCCGCCCTGATGCTCGTAGATAGCCTCGTACTCGGCCATCGTGATTCCGAAGCGCTTCATTAGTGAGCGCTCTCGTGAAGCTTGTTTTCGCCGCTTCATCTCCAAGCCGTGGTGCGTTGCACACCGGGGGCCTGGGTATGGTGTGGCGCGCTTGTTCACGCGCCCCTCCGCCGTGCAGTCGATGCAAGGCTTTCTATCAGCCAAAGGGGTCATACCTCCCATCCGTTGTCGTAGCGCTTCCCACGCTGGTTTCCTCGGTGATGCGTAGGTTCCGCATGTCGAAGGTGAGTCGAGTTACCGTCTGGCCGGAAGCGTCCGACCGCCCGCCTCGGTTCTTCACCAACGAGGCCCCGAGAACAACCGCCTCATCGTAGCTACCGGCTCGATGGAGCGTGATAATCACACTCGGGATCTGGGTGACCTGCCCTCTCACCCCCGATTGGGGGATGGGTTGCGCTGTATCGTTGAACGAACTCGTGACGTGGTGCAGCACTACTACGCAGCTCCCCGTTTTCCGAGCCATTCCATTCAACCATCGAAGCACCGAATCCTGGGCGTCGAACTTGCTCCCCTCGCCGGGGTATCGCACGTCCCCGAGATTGTCCACAATCACGAGGTGCGGGTATTCTCCGTACAGCTCGAGGTAAACGCTCATAGCTTTCTCGATAGCGTCTAGGTCTGGCTCCGCACTGAAGTCAAACATCAGCGGCGCCTCCTCAACCTGCTTCGGGATCTTCCCGCTATCCAACTTCCGCGTACAATCAGCTACACTCTCCCCCGTCAGAACAGCTGACGCACGTGTTAGTTGCGTGCGAGCGTCCGAGTCAGCGGAGAAATAGAGGGTGGGCACCCCCGCTTGTGCGGCGAAGTTCAGCGCGACTGCTGACTTACCTGTTCCGGGGCCAGCGGCGATCAAGGCTAGCATACCTTTTCTAAGCTCAACACCGAGGCTGGGCCACACTTGCGGCAGGGGTTCTCCCAGCTCCTGCGACTTCTTTAAACTCTGCGCTAGTGAATACAGCTCCTCCTCCTCCTACCGCGCGAATGGGCACGACGCCGCGACGTCGCACATCTTACACTTACTCTCGTCATCCGTTGGTGGGAAGAGGCCAGCTTTCAGCTGCTCCTCCAACCACGCGAAATGCTCGTGGACTTCCTTTCGATCCTCCTCTGTGATCATCTGCACACGCCCCGGGCGGCCCGTCTTACCCATGTGGTAGTCACCACGCTTAATCGTGACGCCGTACATCAGCCTAATAGCCTCGGCATACGTGGCCAGCTGGAACTTGTCACCCGGCTTGGCGCCGGTCTTAATGTCTCGGACGGTCAAACCTTTATTGGTTTCTACGATCTTGTCAATGAAGCCGATAACCGGTACGCCGCCTAGCTCGACCTCGAACTTAAGCTCGATAGCTTTCTGACCATCGGGGGTGGTCCAAACCGGGTCACCTTTGTCGTTGGTATACGCTATCAGGTCTTGAATCTGCTTCCACCCTACTCGACGCCGCCGTTCGACGTCGGCCACCGGATCATAAGGACCGCTCCCAAACCACATCTCGAGGTCGGGGGTTGTTATCTGCTGGTCACCAATGGATTGCCAAAACTCATCCTCGTAGATAGCTTCAAGCTCCTCGAGAGAGGCCGTCCGATCCGACTTCTCCCAATGCTCCATCGCCGCGTGAACCGCTAACCCTTGCGACAACCAGGATGCTGGGCGTCGCCACACTTTGTCGATCCTCGACAGCTTGTAGCTGAGCGGGCACCTAACGTACTGGTTGTGTTGGCTTACTGATCGACGCCCCGGCTTGTACGTCGGGGCTTCTAGCTGTACCTTCTCTGTCATTCCACCCCCGTAGGGGGGTTCAGGTAGAGGTCGCTGGCCATCTGGTAGATTTTCAGCTGATCGGCCAGCTCCAACTCGACGAAAGCTTTTCGATAGTTGTTCAGCTCAAAGCTTTTTTCTGTGAAGTTCCTGAGTGAATCATACATCAGCCCCACACCTCCACGAACGCAGCAAGCAGTACCCCCGCTAACCACCCTAAGAGTAGGCCCAGCAAAAGCCCCGCTACTGTACTCATTTGAAGCCCCCCCAGAACAATACTAGGATTGCTAGCCCTGCAACCAATGCTAGACCGACCGTCCAACTGGCCAGTTGCGTGGCCATCTCAGCGCACTCTCTCATGCTTTCCTCCCTCGACTGGCTACACGGGCAAGCTCACTGAACAAGATAGCTACCCACATGACCGCTACCGCTGGGATCAACCAAAACTCTGTGTCGCCGAAAGCTAGGATGAGGCAGTTCATTGCTAGCGGGGTGGTCCAAATGACCCCCTGCAAAATGTTCTCTTCCCACGCCCACGCTAGGTACGCGAACACCAGCTGCGCCATAGCTAGCGCGCCGATCATCATTGCCGCCGTCATAACACCTCCAGCAGTACCGAATTAAATGGCTCATCAGCACGCCCAGCGGCCTCTAGGACGTCGTGAAACCTTTCGATAAGGGGGAAGTCCTCCCCCAGCTTTTCCAACGCCGCTATCGCGCTCTCAGCGGCGGTAAACTCGATCACCTGAATACTACCATCCGGTAGCTCAGCCAGTGCTTGGCACTTCCTCATACCTTTAACGCTCCCGTCAAAGCTTCCATGTACTGTAGGTACTCAGCTGTTGTGAAGCCTTTTTCATAAGCCAAAGCTTCTTGTAACTCGGTGGTGAACTCATGCACCAACACATCCTGCTGGACGTTTTCACGCAGGCCGTACGGTAAACCCTCAGCACAATTAAGCGCTGCATCTTTCAATGGTTGCGGACCATCGCTATTCAACACGGCGTCGATAAGTCGGTTCTTAGTCATAGTGTGTATCCCCACATACTGTACTTCCTTTTTACGTACTCAATCAAGTATTCAAGTTCCTCAATGGCTGCTTCCCGATCCAGGGCTACCCTCGCGTCGGTCGAAGATTCCACCCGGGCAATCATACCTTTTATTAAGGTAACAGGGTCTTGCTCACCCTCGTGGGGTGAGTCCGTAATCGAGCTGGCCAGCTTCACCGACCAGCCTAACTCAACAGCTAGCGAGTCTAGAGCTACTTCCTCGACGTGAGGCATTCCTACAGCCTCTAAGTAGGCCCAACGGTAACCTACCTCAGTTGGTATGACATGGCCCGGATCAGCTACATAAGCTTGCGTGAGAAACCCCGGATTGCCAGGAACCCTCCCCAAAGCTTTTGCTTTATGTGCAGCCCGATTCAGATACTTAGCGCGCGTCATACGGGCGGTGCTGCCCTTAGCTGACCGCGCAATGACTTGAGCTACATACTTCCTAGACATAGTCGGGGTGAGCGTTACCGGATCAGCCCCCTCAGCTGGGTACGAGCTGAAGCGCGCGGCGCCCGTAGGTTGGATCAAACCCCTAGCACTCAGCTCTTGCAGCCAAGCTAGCATGGTGTCCCTGTTCATGCCTTTTCTTTCTCTAGAAGCTCATACGTCTCTGTCCCTAGATTCTCTAGAATCTTTTGTTGAGCGGCCTTTTTCACTGGGTCCCCAAATCCAAGGCCTACGCCTTTTGCATATGCTTTAGCATAGCTCTCTGTCGTGTAGCAGTCTGGGTAGATGCGTCGGAAAATCTCGACGTGCCCTTTACTCAAAGGCTTCTCGTTTGCGTAGCACGCTCTCACCCATTCATCAAGTAGGAGGGGCTGCATTGAAGCTGCCAACACAACCGCTGCATCATAGCTTTTCTTATCGTACTCTGGCTTATTCAAGAACCTCTCAGCGATAGCTAAGCTGAACATCGAGCTGTTTGTGACAGCGCGCCCTTGCTCGATAGCAAGCTCGAGTACATCGATGGTGAACTGACTCACGGGTACCCCTCCCACTCTGCCCATTCCTCAAAGAATGCTGTGACCATATCTTTTACAGTGTCCTGCAATACAGCTTGAATGTAGGCATCTCGACACACGGTTAATGCTGCGCTGTACACATCCCGCACATGCCCACTAAGTGTTACTTCCGACGCAACGTTAGCATAAGCTACCGACTGCATAATCGTGGTGTATGGAGCTGTGAAAGATGCGCCAAACCTTTTTATGTGGTCTGTGAGAACTTGCTCGACGCGGTCGTGGGGCGGCGGGTTATTAGGGTCCTTATCCCCCACCAACGAGGCCACCACTAGGGGCCAGTCACAACCCCACGCAAGCCACTTGTTTCGGATGGGTTGGTCGTTCCAGCGCTGTAGTGCTGCTTCCTGTATGTCAAAGTATGTCATAGCTTTTATACCCACCCTCCAGTGACAGAACTGCAATGCAAGTCAACAGCCTTGCAGTACTTCAAAGCTTCCTCATGAAGCTTTTCAGCGCATTCAGTCATAGCTTTTGATAAAAGCTCAAAACCCTTTCGGTGAGCTTGAATAGCTACCCGCTCCAACGGCATTTGAATCAACGTCGTTGGTGAAGCAAGCAACGCTTGTTCGTGCGTCCGCGTGTGCTGACTCACAAAGTCAAGCACACTGCTAGTGGGGTTTGCCGCCATTGCTTTTGCCGTCGCTAGAATCGCATCCCGTGGTGCCGACTCAACCCAAGCCTTTTCAGGGGCTGCTGCTGTTCCCCGTACGTCATACGCTGCCCGGTAGATAATCGGGTGCAGGAAACTGTCTTGCAACAAAGCGGGTTTAGTAGCGTCCGGGCCTGTATACAATGTGTTCAATTGGGGCCCCGCTAAGGCCCACACTTGCGTGTTTGACCAGCCCTTTATCAGTGGCTGGATCGGATCGGGGACGCTTCGGAACCACTCCAGTTGGGTTCGTTCTAGTTTCTGCTCGACTTCAGCAAGCAGCTGCTGTAATTTCCTCATACCTTTTCTCTCTGTGTCTAGTACTCCACTCCCCACTCTCCGACACTCGCCCAAGGCGAGGGGAGGTTGGGTGATCAAGCACTACGCGGGTTCGCGTGGAATCCGATACTTGTTTAGGAACGCTTGCCAATGCTCCCGACCGAACAGGTCGTCGAGTACCGGCCATTCCTTTTCGTCGTCTGACGACGCCCAACCCGATGGTGTGGTAATCCCCGTCGGGCTAGCCGGGGCTAGCATCTCTGGTTCTTGGCCGGACGTCTGGCACGTCCGAACGATAACGTGCAGCCCCTCCTTGGGGTCGAAGTCTGGTAGGTTCGCTACGATAGCGCGGCCAAACCCGAACCAGTCTTTAGGAGCGTCTTCCCATGTCAGCTTGTCTAAGTTGTAAGGCATACCTTTTTACACCAAGCTCTCTAGTTACGGGTGTAGTGCTTGTGCGTGCTCGAGCCCGGCAAGGCCATAACCAGATAGTCCGGTTCGCCCTCACTATCGTAATCCCACGTCTTCGGGGCGTACTCACGGTTGAACGGGCTTCGGGCTACCGTCACAAAACCCTGCTTTGCGTAGGTCTCGCGTAGCTTGCCGTCGAAGCACTCCAGCCATGTTCCGCCCAAAGCTTTTGTAGCGTCCAACAGGAACGGGGCCACCTGCACATTAGCCGGTAGGTTAGTCTTGAACACGCCTCCAATGTAGCCGGTAGCCGTGTTCACCCAAGCAGCCCCCAACCGTAGGTTGTCAATTGGGTTGGGGCCGAACAGTGCGGGCCACGCCTCCCACTTGAACTTGCCCACCAGCGCGATGTACTTGATGTTGTCGTCCTCAACGGGTGGATCGTCCACCCGGTCGCGTAGGTTCGGGTTGATGGTGCGGAACTCATTCAGCATGGCCATGTACTGGCCACGGGTAACGATGCAAACGGTTACATCAAAATCAGACATTGTTGCCTCCCTAGTGTTGGGTACTGCCCTCACGGGCTGGTTTCTGGTTGGTCGGTCAGTAGACCATTCCCCCGCCACCATCTTACAATGGTGGCGAAGTGGTCACCTACTGCTCGATGAACAGAACGACGTCAACAGCGTCTTTCAGCTTGGCGTTCTCGAACGCCTGCACCAAGCTGTCATACTCTTCAGCGTCCATCTGGTGGATAGCAGCGCTCATACGGCTATACATCCCTTGCGATTGAGCTAGCTGGTGGATGCAGTCGATGCACTCGAAGCCGTTCAGGTACTCCCCATTAGCGGGGGGTACAGTGGGGGTGAGGGCGTTGGTCGTCATTTTCCTAGTCTTTCTGGTAACGCCTTGCTACCTTAGCAAGGTAAGGGCCTCACCCCGCTTTTGAGCGGGGCGGGCAGATGGTTGATTGAGTTAGAAACGGGGGCTGTTCAGGCCAAACACAACTTCACTGGCGTGAATCAGCTGATCAACAATGAAGCTATCTTCACCGAGACCAAACAGATCCAGAGCAGGAACATAGCTGTGGTTGACGAAAAGCTCAACGATGAATGCGAACATGGTGTGTAATCCTCCATAGTGTATCGCTCCCTAGGGCGTCTCACGCCCTTTGAGGGCTGTCGGCCTTTTCTAAAGGCCGTTGGGTATCAAGTACTGGGGTAGACTGATTCAAGCGCTTAGACGCCCTGTCAGCCTTGTTTTCGTGGAATCCATGACAGCTTACTCAACACCGCTTCCGTGGCGTTCGTTCTGTCGATGGTGCATCACTGGATCGGGCACTTTGTGCAGACCCATCAGCGACTAGGGACTAGGGATACCACCCCCTAGCTAGGTTGCTAACGCAACCCCAACCACTAGGAAAATCAGGGCTACGCCCCTAATCGCTGACTAAGCCTGCACCCCCCCATCAGGGGGTGCTTCAACCTTAGCTTAAGCTGCTACGCTTACTACCTGTTCACGCACCCCTTCAATAGTGTCAACCAGCAGTTGAGCGGGGTTCTCGAACCCCGCGGCATCAATCAGGTCGATCACAGCGGACGTCACGGGGTCGCTACCGTCGTGACCCCGTTCAACCAAGTGCCGGACAGCAGCGTCCTCACTCATACCGTCGGTGGTCTCGAGCGTCCACCGACGAAAGGCCGCAGCGGTGTCGGCAGCATGGTAAGACTTCATGGTCGAACCCTCGATGCTCATGCTCACCAGTACGCGGAAAAAGTTGTACAGTGTCATTGTCAAATCCTATCTATAGAGAGAATGGGTAGGACTCACCCGCTAGAATCTCTCCATTCTAGCGGACGGTTCCACCCACCTAATCTAGTTAGGTGAGCAGGAAGTGCCAGACCATCGTACTCCCCAAACAGGGGAGACTGTGCAGCCCTTACACCTGCCTCAAGCTTTCATGTGCAGGTGCTTAGCACTTCCTTAGATTCTATTAGCAGCTGGTTTCCTACAAGCTCACCATGGCCTGGTTATCCATGTCACGCTTCGGGACCTATCCGCCCTCAACACCCTTAGGTGCCTTTACTTCACACAACCTTTGCCAAACTTCCAACCCCGTAAGGCGCTCCGCTTAGCGGTTCGTACCTTGCCGGTACGCTTCCCATTGTAGCTGTTGGGATTCAGCTTGTCAACACCTTGCGGGTGTTGGTTTCGATGTTACCTTGAGAGGTAACGTCTTGTCAAGTTGCCCTGACTCCCCCGTTTGAGGGGCTTGCCCTACTCCCTATCGGGGTAGTGCTTGTCCCACTCTGGTGTGGGACTCTTCCTACTCTAGCAGTCTCTGTGTTGCGTGTCAACCCCGCGATTATGCAGTTCCATTTCGGCTAACTGATGGAGGCTGACCTAGCAAGCTGTACCGCTTGAGTGATTCTCACTGTATCAAGCTTCTGGCTGTCTGTCAAATCGACCGCCTAACTCGATGTTAGTGAGGGTCTGTCTGCTTGACTCTCCCTAGCTTGTTGCTTGGTGTCTGTCTCGCTGACATGACTTAATCTACGCACCCTCCCCCGCAGTGTCAATAGCGGGGGTAACAAGCAGTACAAACCAGCAGGTCAGAGGTGAATCAGATACCCCCGTCACCTGTCGGTGTCGTGGTGCCCCGTCCGCCACGTTGCACCGAGGCGTCCGTGGTTGCCTCCCTACTACCCCGCTTAGCTAGCGTGCCCTGCACCCGCTAGTACAGGGCTTGCCGCCTGCTGCCCCCCTTGTGGGGAGTGCTTGCGGGCTGCTGCTGCTTGTCTCGCTTAGCCCCCGCGCTCTCTCGCTTTAGCACGCTTGCTGCGTGCAGCTAGCCTCCCCTCTTTCACTACCCCCGCACGGGTGTGCGCGGACCCTACCACATTCAGCTTGCAAGTACAACCCCCTTACCCCCGTTGCGTAGTCGCAACGCGGACCCCCGCTGTCCAGCGCACAGGCTTTGAGCTGCGTGTTTGCCCCCGCGTGTGAGCTTGCCCACGCCCCCACGGGGGTATGCCCCCGCCCCCGCAAGGCATCGGGACGTAGTGCGCCTCCGCCCGGCTGTACGGGTTCCTAAGCGAACGATCAGCTGCGCGCCCCCGGATCGCTCACCATCGAAGGAGTGAGGGACAACACAATCTCTCTTTTACATTTCGCTAAACTAATTGATTCTATTCGGAGGTGAGTAAGAGCAATTGCGCGCCCCCAATTCGCTCAAAAGAGGCTGCCCTTTGAGGCGGCTATTTAGCTTTCAAAGGCGGGTCAGAGTGTAAATGCATTTGCTATCTAGAACTGTGGTTTGCTCTGTGCGGGCGCCTGGCCCGCGATCGCTGGGCCCCGCTCGCGTTCGGCGGCGGAGCCCCGAGATAGCTAACGGGGGTAGTCTTGAATTACCCCCGCTCACTCTCCTGACCTGCACTTATCTATGTGTGTCTGACGTCACACTAGCTAGATGACGCTCTTTTGGCGTTTGAGACATCTACAGTTAGGTTGAGAGCTTAAGGGGAAGGGGGTAAGGGGGTTGGGGTTAGCGCAGCGAGCTAAGCGTAGCGTATCTAAGCGTTCTGTAGTAACAAACGAAAGAACGCTTTAGCTTAGCTATTTAAGCTATCTAGCTTTAAGCTCAATAAAAGAGCTTAAAGCGCTAAGCTAAAGAAAGAAAAGCGCTATCTAGCGATAGCGCTAAAAGAAAGAAATACTTCGCTCACCTTCGGAAAACATGAATTGTTTCCAAAGGTGGTAAATACACCTCCTTCGGAGAACTAGCTACGAGGCCCCTTGCGGGGGCCTCTTAGCGCGCGAGCTTGAAAAGCTCGTATCTCACTCACCTTCGGATTGACCGAAGGGCAATGCAAGCCTTGCAGGCGCAAGGCGTTGCGTTGACGTGAGGGACCGGGTTTAACCGGATAGAACAACTACCCGGCGGCCTCAGCTCAAAACAGCCGTTTTAACGGCTTGAGACCCCCTTACCCTTACAACCACCCAGGGAAGCGTAGAAAGTCGCTCAGAGAGGCTTACAGAGCCGATTCTGGCGATTCTAGCCCCAACCAGACCACGCAGGAGACAGGAACATGGCTTGGACATCCCGCCGACGCGGCGAATTGCCCGCGAATTGGAACTCGCTACGCCGCCTCGTGCTGGAGCGCGATCGCTGGATCTGCCAGATTCAGGGACCGGGCTGTAGCCGAACGGCCACTGACGTGGACCACATACGGCGCGGTAACAACCACGACCCCAGTAACCTGCAATCACTATGTGCTGCGTGTCACAAAGCTAAGACGCAGCGCGAATCCGCCGAAGCCCTTAGGCGACGGCGCGAGTTACGTCTACGACCAGCAGAAAAACACCCAGGAGACACCAGTGCCAGGACCAGTACCTAAGCGCAGTTCGGAGCGCATACGCCGGAACAAGGAGAACGACGTCGAAGTTATCTCCTTAGCGGGGCCCGTTAACCAGCCTAAGCTGGGAATTGAGGACCCTCACTACCTCGTGAAGCGTCTGTGGAATTCGGCCGCTGAGAGCGGCCAGGCTCAATACTACGAACCTTCGGACTGGGCAACTCTGGAGTTCGCTCTGCACTTCGCTGACCAGCTACTGAAGTCCAAGCGCCCGTCACCAGCTATGTTGCAGCAGGTTAATACCTTGTTCAGCAACGCTCTACTGCAAGAGGGCGAGCGACGACGTGTCCGATTGGAAATCGAACGCAATAAGAGCGCTGCCGAGGTCGTAGACATCGCTGAAATTTTCCGACAACGACTAGAAGGGCGTCAGATTGGCTAACATCATCTGTGACTTCCAGACAGTGCTAGGCCGAGCGGTCGAGGGGACCGTCTCGGTAGCGGCTTCAGGAGCCACCCCAGCCTTCGGCACGACCCGTATCCTGGTACCAGAAGCCTCAGACCCTAAGCCGCTCGTTAACGGCAAGGCCGAGTTCACCGGAGTCACCCCCGGGGAGGCTACGATCCGCCTGTTTGCGGCGGGCCGGTACTTCACGTTCCGCGTGATGGTGCCAGCGGTCGAGACCGTGAACCTCTCGGATCTGCTCGAGAACCCGTCAGCTCCTCCGAGTGAGCTTGACGGTGTGCGGGATGCTATCCGCCAGGTGAAGGAGCAGGCGACGGCAGCCACTCAGGCTGTCTCAGGAGCTACTCAGGTTGTGACCGAGATCTCAAATGCGGGCGATGCCGCTCTCAGCAAGATCTCAGGTGCGGGCTCCGCAGCAGAAAGCACCATAGCGGCTGCTCGGGATACAGCCCTCAGCACCATTCAGGGCGCGTCTGACGGCTTGAAGGAGGAGTTGAAGGGTCAGCTTACCCAGACGCTCGATCAGAAGCTTACAGAGGCTCTGAAGGCGATTCCGCAGGCTTCCCCGGAGGAGATTAAGAAAGCGGCTGAGAAGGCCGCGGAGGAGTGGCTGAGAGCTAATCCACCGCAGGGCGGAGGAGCTGTAGACCAGAACGCCGTAACAACGGCTGTGAACGCGGCTGTCGAGGCTGCTGTTAAGAAGCTTCCGGCGCCTTCCGGCGTCGAGGGCGTGTTCGCGGTGAAGCCAGCGGCGGGTACCAACAAGATCGCGGCGGCTATCAACGCGGCCATCACCAACCCAGCTGCTAAGACGATTGAGATCCCAGCGGGCGAGTACGAACTCGAGACCACGGTCTTGATCGGTAAGGCATCGGGCAAGGTTATCCGCGGCCAGGGCGAGTCAACGATCTTGAAGTGGGCACCTCCGAACGATACGGCACCAGCGGCGTTCCTCGTAGGTTCCGGTGACGGCGCTAAGAACATCCAGATCGAGGACATGCTCGTCAAGATGGAGTGGACCGACGCTAAGAAGCCTCAGCATTGTTTCCAGATCACCAACGCCTCGAACGTCCACCTGAAGGGCGTGGCTGTCGAGCAGTGTGGCGGATCAGCATTCATCATGCAGGGCTACAAAGCTGTCGGCGTAGCGGTCACGGGCGTGACCAGCAGCTCGATTCGCCAGTGCCGCGTCGATGGCGCAGGTCTGAAGCAGACCGACAACAACCAGGCTTCTGGCTACGGTGTCCTGGTGAAGGACAACAGCTTCGGCGTGAGCGTTGAGAATAACTACCTCCGAAACATCACGTGCGGTATGGGAATTGCGGGTACAGGTAAGGACATCGGAAGCCCTACCTACCTGAAGATCTCGAACAACACCGTTGAGATGGCTGACTCCTCCGTTGGGTATGAGCCTATCGGTCTCACGATTGGCTGTCACAACGCTGTGATTACGAACAACTCACTGCCGGTGTCGAAGGACAACGGGATCTCCGTTGGAGCTTACAGCCTGGTAGCAAACAACATGATCGGCAAGGCGTGGAACCACGGTGTCGCGTGCTCGGGTCCGGGCACGATCATTACGGGTAACCACATCCAGGACGTCGGCGGGGAGAACTTCACCCGTCTGAAGGCCAACCCAGCTGACTGGGCGGCTATCGCCATCTACAACCCGCAGTCTTGCGTGGTGAGCAACAACTACTACCGCAAGACGATTGATGAATCCTACGCGGCTCACATGGTTAAGATCCACCTGGAGGAGGGTCACCAACGTTCCGAGGTTGGGAACAATTCGATCACCGGGAACAAGGCTGCTCCGAACTCCCTTGATCCGACTAAGGAATTCATCAAGAATCTGAACCTGAACCCGAATATGCCCGATTTCACTGATGCTGTGACGGTAGGCCCGAAGGAAGACTACTCTCCGCTACCTCTGGATGCTACGTCGAGGTACTGGGTTCCGGTCACCTACTGGTGGGCGGACCAGGATTTCGCTGCGAACTCGAAGTGGAAGACAGTATTTGACCACATCGACAAGGCTCCGTTCTTCATTATCAACCCCCGTTCGGGGGTAGGCGATAAGCAGGAGCATGATTTCGTGTCGCTCGTCAACAAGCTCCGCCCGTACCGTAAGCCTATGCTAGGCTACGTTCGGACGATCAAGGCAACTGTGAAAGTCGAGAGCGTGCTGGCTGACATCGACAAGTATGTCCAGTGGTACGGGGTGACTGGCGTCTTCCTGGATGAGATGGTAAATGGTTGGGGTACTTCTAAGAATCTCGTACCGTTCTACCAGCGCATTTACAAGACTGTGAAGGCTAAGTACGGTGATAAGTTCGTCGTTATGGGCAACCCAGGCACCAACACGACTGAGGATGTTCTGAACGCTACGGACATTTTGATGTCGTTCGAGGAGAAGGCTGAGAAGTATCTGAACGATACGGAGGCACCTGTCACTCCCGATGTGTACCGAAAGTACCCTCCGACACGGTTCTATCATGCGATTCACAACGCCACCCAGGAGCAGATGCGGGCTATTCTGAAGAAGGCTAGCGAGTCTAACGTGGCGTCGATCTACGTGACTGACGATGTGTTCTCGGGCGGCGAGGAGAACGCCAATAACAACCCGTGGGATTCGGTTCCTGCTCCGTGGATGATCGACGAGGCTATCAAGTGGACGAATCGCGACCCCTCGGCTGGCCAAGCTAAGGCGATTTTCCGCGGCCCGGCTACGGTCTCTACCGACAAAACTACCCCCCCTACTACCCCCGTTGAATTGACGGCTGTCCAAGGTGGTGGCGTCGAGCTTCAGGGTGGAAAACTCCAGCTAGGGACGGGTAGGTACCGTATTACTGCGACCCCTCAGTACACCCCGGAGACCACCCAAGGCATCGATAATTTCACCGTGACGAACATCACAGTGACCAAAGGTGACGCTCTTTTGGGTAATGAGACGTCTACAGTATATATGAAGGCTGTTTCGCTAGACGTAGACACCACGATGTGGACTGCAAAGAGCGGACAGCCCGAAGTTGCTATCCGCGTTGGCACCAACGCAACGAGCAAAGTCCAAACCCTTGTAACAGTAGAGGAGCTGTAATGGTAAACCCCAACCCCAACTGGCGGGGCGACCCGACGTTCCTGCCTGAAGTACTGAAGCAGTTTGGTGTTCGCGTCCAAGAGTGGCCGGGCTGGCGAGATCGCGGCCACGGCGACTTCGGGCGCATCCAAGGAATTGTCGTGCACCACACGGGCACGAATACAGACATCCCCGGCTACATCGCCCAGCACCCAGAACTCGGGCTGTGTAGTCAGATTCACCTTAACCGAGACGGTACCGCGGTCATCACAGGCGTCGGTATCGCGTGGCACGCAGGCGCTGGCTGGTTCACCAACTGGCCTACCAACGCTGCCAACCAGGTTTCCATAGGCATCGAAGCAGCTAGTGACGGCACCTCACCTTGGCCACCCGCCATGCTAGACGCTTACTACCGCTGCTGCGCTGCGATTCTCTGGTTCCTCGGCAAGCGAGCTACCCCCGATACTCTGCTGGGTCACAAGGAGTATTCGGGCGCGGCCCAAGGGAAGTGGGACCCAGGCGGAATCGACATGAACGATTTCCGCGCTCGTGTCAACAAGTACATTGACAACCCCCCGTTCGGGGGCAAGAAAGAGGATACCGAAGTGGATTTTGATCGGCTTGATCGCCGCTACCGCTCCCGCGTTCCCGGCTCGACGGTCGATATGACTCCGCTCGACGCCCTCTTGAACGCTGACTCTCACGCTTACCAGACTCTTCAAGTGGTTCTCGGGATCTCCCAGACTCTGAAGTCCTTGAATGAGCGCGTAGAAAAACTGGAGCAACAGAAAGGGGCCTAAATGGCTTTCCCCAAACTCCGCGAGGTTGATTTCCTCGCTGACTTCCTGAACTCTGAAATCGAGAAGCAGAGCTGGTTCCGCGCTAATGCGAATACCATCACCTCTGCTGTTGGTTTCATCGCCACCCTGCTTGCCTGGGTAGGTACTCAGCCGTTTGCTGCGGATGAGCGAGTTCAAGCGGGAGTTCTGATTGTAGGCTTCCTGCTTACAGTATTCGGTGTTAAGCACACCCGAAATGGTTGGTCTGCTTCTCAGATCAACAAGATCAATGAATACGGTGCGGCTGTCCGTTCCGAAATTCACGATGACCAGGTTGCTCCCTCCATTGGGAACCACGCTGGCCGCTACTAATAAGTAGATAACCCACTGCATCAGGCTAGAGGCTCCCCCGCCGAAGCGGGGTGCAGCCCGGGTAACACGTTTCGTACCTGAAAGGAGCCTGATAGTGGACTGGGTGAATCACCTACCGAATTTACCGCAACACCCGGGTATTCAGTGGCTCACCCTGGTACTTCTCTTCATCTTCGGCGGAACAGCCCTGTTTTCGGAGCGCACGTTAAAGGAGCGTTTTGGTGGGATTCCCGCTGCTTTCCAGTGGCTCTCCCGGACAAAGGAAAATAGCCGGAAGAAGAAAGAGGAGTACACAGAGAAGCGTATTCGATCCCTCGAAGAAGGGCAGATCGAACTGGAGAAACGTCTCCAGGAACAGATAACTGAACTACAAAAATCGGAGAGTGAGCAATTCGAGTACATCCGCTGGGTTACACGCCTAATGCGGGGTATCGAGCTTTGGGCAGCAGCTAAAGGCCTGGAGCTTCCACCACCTCCGTTCCAAACATTCGTAGAGTGGCGTGAGCGACGAGAGGCTGGTAATGGCGGCACCGCACTTTATCGGCCCGACGTGGGCCACTGATGAGAACGGCGACTGGATTCTCCCCGAGCACACTCTCGGTTGGGGTATCCTGAACTGGCTTTACAAGTATGTACTTACTCCCGGCGGGCCTTTTGCAGGCCAGCCGTTCATGCCCACGATGGAGCAGGCGCGTTTCATCCTCTGGTGGTATGCCGTCGATTCTGACGGACGGTTTGTCTACCGTTCTGGCACGTTGAGGCGTATGAAGGGTTGGGGCAAGGACCCTCTGGTCGGCGCGTTGTCGCTGGCAGAGCTTCTTGGACCTGTGGAATTTTCCCATTTCGACGCGGAGGGCCGGGCGGTTGGCAAGCCGAAGTACGATCCCTGGGTGCAGATTGCCGCTGTGTCTAACGATCAGACGCGAAACACCTTCACGCTCTTCCCCTCGCTGATCTCCCCACACATGAAGGAGGAGTTCGGACTCGACGTCAACAAGACGATCGTTTACGACAACCGAGGCAAGATGATCGAGGGTGTGACCAGTTCGCCTATGGCGCTGGAAGGTAAGCGCCCGACGTTCGTCGTGCAGAATGAAACGCAGTGGTGGATAGAGTCCAACCAGGGAAAAGACATGGCCAACGTCATCGCTGGCAACGTTACTAAGTCAGCTTATGGCTCGTGTCGCAGTCTCAGCATTTGCAACGCCCACGTTCCCGGACAGGACAGCGTAGGAGAGGCAGACTGGGATGCATACCAAAAGGCTTTGGCTGGCGAGGCTGTCGACACCCGCTTGCTGTACGATGCTTTAGAGGCCCCTTCAGACACGCCTGTAGGTGAGATCCCGTCGGAGAAGGAAGATCCCGAGGGGTTCGCCGCGGGTATTGAGTCACTGCGCCAGGGCCTGTTGGTAGCCCGAGGGGATGCCGTCTGGCTCGACGTAGACTTGATTATCGACGACATTCTCGACATCCGCAACAAGGTGTCGGAGTCACGGCGTAAGTTCCTGAACCAGATTAACGCCGCTGAAGACGCATGGTTCTCCCCCGCTGAGTGGGATTCGGGTTACCGCGAGGGCTTGAAGCTCCAGCCTGGAGATAAGATTGCACTTGGCTTGGACGGCTCGAAGTCGAACGACCACACAGCTATTTCGGCGTGTCGCATCAGCGACGGGGCTATCTTCCTCCTTCGGACGTGGAACCCCGAGAAGCTACCGGACGGGCTGGTTCCCCGCGAGGATGTCGACGCCGTTGTCCGCTCGCTGTTCGAGCGTTACAAGGTTGTGGCGTTCCGTTCGGACGTCCACGAGATGGAGTCGTACATCGACGCTTGGAGCAGGGACTATAAGAGGAAGCTGAAGGTTTGGGCAAGCCCGAATAGCCCTATCGGCTTCGATATGCGCGGGTCGCAGAAGCGCTTTGCGCTTGATTGCGAGAGGTTCGTCGATGCGATCCTGTCGGGTGAGGCTACTCACAATGGTGATCCTCTGCTTCGGTGGTATGTTCTGAATGCTCACCGACACCCAACCCCCTGGGATGCTATCAGCATCCGCAAGGAGTCGAAGGACTCCAGCCGGAAGATTGACGGGGCCGTGACAGCGGTTTTGGCTTTCGGCGCAAGGCAGCAGTACCTGCTTGACCGAAAGACACGAAACGGCACCGGAGGAGGCGCTATCACATGGTAAACCAGCAGCTGGCTGAGATCACTCTCGACCAGGCGTTTAACGAGATGGATAAGTACCAGACGAGCTTCGCGCGGCTCTGGTCGTACTACAATGCCCAGGCCCGCGACATGGCGATCGGCATAGCTACACCGCCTCAGCTGAGGAAGCTGCTCGCTCAGGTAGGCATTCCCCGTATCTACGTGAGCGCTATCGCCGAGAGGTTGATTCTCGAAGGGTTCCAGCGCGGGGATTCTACCACCTCCGGGGATGATGAGCTCTGGAGTTGGTACCGAGCTAACTCACTGGATTCTCAGATGGTGAATCAGGTTACAGACTCCCTCGTTTATGGCCGATCGTACATCACGATCTCGGCGCCTACTGAGGAGGATGAGGCTAACCCGCTTCGAGTTCCAGACATTCCAGTCATTAAGGTGGAGTCGCCTCGCGGGCTTTTCGCCAAGATCGACCCCCGAACGGGGGAGGTCCAGTGGGCCGTCCGCAAGGTGCTGGACGACAGCAACCAGGTCGCCTCTGCTACCCTCTACTTCCCCGATCGCACCGAATATTACCTCCGCGATCAGGGCCAGCTGAAGGTGGTTGACACCGTGCAGCACGGACTTGGAGTTGTGCCTGTTGTGCCGGTGGTTCGTCGCAGCAACAGCGCTGACTTGTACGGCACTTCGATCATCACCGAGGAGATACAGTCGGTCACCGACGCTGCTAGCCGCATCCTCATGAACATGCAGGCTACCTCTGAGCTTATGGCTACGCCCCAGCGTGTGATCTTCGGCGCTTCGGCCAACGAGATTAAGGGCGACACAAAGTCACCGCTGGAGCTGTACATCAACAGCTACATCGCAATCGAGGACCCCCAAGGCAAGGTTGCCCAGCTGAACGCAGCTGAGCTTCGGAACTTCACCGAGGCTATCGACCAGCTTCTCCGCATGGCAGCTGTCTACACGGGGCTGCCTCCGAGCTACCTTTCCAGCTCCTCCGATAACCCTGCATCTGCTGAGGCTATTCGAGCTGCTGAAACCCGGCTGGTTCGGACGTGTGAGTCTTTGACTGTACAGTTCGGGGATGCCTGGGAACGCGCTATGCGCGTAGCCCTGCTGGTCATGGGCCGCCAGCTATCGCTGGATGATTTCCGCATGGAGGCTCTGTGGCGCGACCCCTCGACACCGACGGTGGCTGCTATCGCCGACGCTACAGCTAAGAAGTACGCGAACGGCGCGGGCTTCATTACTAAGGAACAGGCGCGTATCGACGCTGGCTACTCACCTGAGCAGCGGCGCCGCATGGAGGCTGAAGACAAGACCGACCCCATCAACGCCTTGAACGCTATGTACGAGCAGCCGGTGAGCGATGAACCTAGCTGAGTTAGAGGCCGCTCAAGCGGCCAACGTAGCCCCAGTGATTAGGTCGGTCACAACGACTTTCGCGGGTTATGCTTCGAGGCAAGTCACCCTCCCCATTTGGAGGCTGTTGCTGCAAACGATCTTCCCCCAGGTAGCTTCACGCTACACCTACGGAGCCAACCTAGCTCGACGGCTGTATGAGTCGGAGCGGGCCAAGGTCACCGACGCGCCTATGCCGAACCGGCCACTTCCTCGACTCTCCTTCGAGAGGTTTGTTAAGGACATGGAGGAGGTTCGCCCCCTCATGATGAAGCCTAACACGACGGCTAACGAGGTGGCGCGGGCTGCACTGCGTGTGGCTCGGACGGTGGAGAACGGCGGACGGCGGGAGATCCTGCGAGCTGTCAGCGATGTTGATGAAGCTCTCGACGACCAGATTATCTGGGAGGAAGATGACGAGTTCACCTCCTCTGAGATTTCGCTGGATGACCTCCACGATGAGGTTAACGCTAAGCGAGAAGCTCAGGGTAAGTCCCGCCTTGTGAGAGGCTGGGCGCGAGTACCTACCGGCGCGGAGACGTGCGGCTGGTGCTGGATGCTAGCTTCTCGAGGACCTGTCTACAAGACTGCTAAAACCGCAGGCGCTCGATTCGAGTTCGACGCCGGGGGCGGCGAGCTTGTAGGCGAACAAATGAATGCGTGGCACGACGGCTGCGACTGCAAGATTGTTCCGGTTTTCACAACCAGGAGTTGGGAAGGCCGGGAGCGCTGGCAGGCTGCTGAAGCCCTCTGGAACGACGTCACCCGGCGTCAGGGGTATCGAGGCCACGAGGCTAGAAAAGCTTTCCGCCGCGAGGTGGAGGCAGGCAGAATACAAGAACTTCTACAGGGTGCCCAGGAGGCAGCCTAGAAAGGGTGGCTCGCCGTGAGTGAAGACACCTCGACCGCCGAGAACGTGAGCCAGGAGCTCCCGGACTGGGCACGTGACCAGATCACGAAAGCTAACTCGGAAGCAGCTAAGTACCGCTCCGAGAAGAACGACCTTGCTACCGCTCTGAAGCAGGCCCAGGAGGAGGCTTCGGGGTACACGACGAAGGTTACCGAACTGGAAGAGAAGCTGGCAGCCTCCCAGGCTGAAGTACAAGCGCTTAGTCAGGGTGAGATGCGGCTCCGCGCAGCCCTCAACGTGGGAATCGGAAGCGACAAGCTGGATGATTTCGCCGCGTTGCTGAAGGGCGACACCGCTGAGGAGATCGCCGCACATGCTGAGAAGCTGAAGGCTCTGTTCGGCTCCGATCCTGCCCCAGCTCGCGCTACCGACCCGACGCAAGGTTCAGCACCACTGCCCCTCAATGGAGATCCGCTTGTCGCATTGCTGACCTCCGCTGTAAACTAACCTGAAGGAGATTCCATGCCCGCTAACATGGGTAACGTAACTAAGCGCTCAGAGTTTAGTACTTTTCTCACACCCGAAGTTGCTCAGCCGATCTTCGACGAGATCGCCCGCGTCTCGTTCGTTCAGCAACTCGCAACCAAGGAAGCTCTCGGCCCGTCCGGCAAGGCTATCCCGGTCTGGTCCGGAACCGCTAAAGCCAGCTGGGTAGCTGAAACTGCTCAGAAGCCTATCACTAAGGGCGGCTTCCAGAAAGTCGTGATGGAGCCGAAGAAAATCGCCGCTATTTTCGTGGTCTCCTCTGAGGTTGCCCGCGAGAATCCGCTGAACTACGCTCAGACGATGCGTAACAAGGTGGCTGAGGCTTTCGCTAAGGCCTTCGACGATGCAGCCCTGTATGGCATCAACTCCCCGTTCGGGTCTCACATGAACCAGACCACTAAGTCTGTCAAGCTGGTTGACGGCACCCCGGCTAAACCAGACGCCTACAAGGCGTTCAATGAGGGTCTGAGCTTGCTGGTCAACGACGGTAAGAAATGGACAGGTGCTATCCTCGACGATAAGGTTGAGCCTGTGATGAACAGCTCGCTCGACGCTAACGGGCGTCCGCTGTTCACCGAGCCTACCTACGTCGAGACTAACTCCCTGACTACTAAGGGCCGCATCCTTGGACGCCCGGCCCTGCTCGGTAAAGGCATTGGTTCCGGCACGACTCGCGGCTTTATGGGTGACTTCAGCAAGATCATCTGGGGCCAGGTCGGCGGTATCACCTTCGACGTCTCCGACCAGGCTACCTTGGATCTGTCTGACGCTCAAGATGGTTCCGGCCTTGTGAGCCTGTGGCAGAACAACTTGGTGGCTGTCCGTGCTGAAGCGGAGTTCGGCCTGGTTGTGCGTGACCCGCAAGCTTTCGTGAAGGTCGTAGAGAAGTAATGGTTACGGTCGAGGATCTAGAAGCTAGGTGGGCCTCTTCGGAGGATCTCACCGACGTTGAGCGGAAGGTCGCCTCGGCCAGGCTACAGGATGCCCTTGACCTCCTCCGAACCCGGATTGAGGATCTGAACACCCGGGTCGTTGCTGACCCGGTGTACGCTCGAGTCGTTAAGGCTGTCTGCTGCGATGCGGTTATTCGCCTCCTCAGCAACCCTGAAGGGTTTAAGAGTGAGACCGATGGTAACTACATCTACGAGCGCTACGGCAGCCTCGCTGATGGGCGTCTGAAGATTCTCGACGAGGAGTGGGAACGTTTAGGTGTGCGCCAGCGTGTGACTGTGGTCCACGCTGGCCCCAAGCCCCCGTGGGAGGTGTAGTGAGCCTCTTAGACAAAGGCAACTGCTGGGTCGATGTTTACCCAGAGGTGGCTACCCGCGACCGAGACGGTAATACGTTCACTCACCCATCGGATAAACCTAAGCGCCTGTGGGTGATGTGGCAGGCTCACAGTGAGAGCGGTACAGCCGCTAGACGCCAGGAGCAGATGACCGAGGGGTTCTTCTCGGAGAACATCGCTCGTATGCGTGTTCGGCGCGAGGATGCAGGCGTGAAGATCGGCCCCCAAAGCTACCTGGTGAAGGACGGCGAGCGCTGGGAGGTGTTCGGCTACCCTACAGAGTACCGAATGTCCCGACGCACAGGCCATCTCGATTACACGATGCGGAGGAGTTAGATTGGCGCACATCCAATGGTATGGCTCTGAGTCAGACACTTACCGCAAGATCGTCCGTAACAACCCCGGGATCGGCGCGTACAACTTCGCCCGAATGACGGCGGCTAAGGGTATCGCCGAGGCCAAGCTCGAGCCCCATCACCGCAACCACGACCGCACCCGCCAACCTAATGAGCCGCCATCGAGTATCTCGGTAACTAAAGGTTCTATCTCAGACGCCTTCCTACATCTGGATGACCCGAAGGGTAAGGCGCTCATTATCGAAGGTAAGCTCGGGATTATCCGAGGCGCTGTTGCTAGCTTGTAAGGAGGCTGCATGATTCCGAAACTCACACCCCGGGTTCAGGATATTGTTCTCCCTCTCCTTCGAGAAGGGCTCGGCCCGGGTGTACACGTCCGAACGTGGTCAGACAACGTCGAGCACCGCGAGTATCCAGAGGTTCGAGTTCGCCGCCTCGGCGGCTTGAACTCCCTCGGATCTATTCAGAACGGGCTGGAACACCCGGTGGTTGAGATCACTGCCACGACGCGGGAAGGCTTGGCCGCTACGGAGGATCTTGCGATCCGTTGCCGAAATATCTTAGTGAACTCCCGGAACGTCGTAGTTCCGGGGGTTGGGCACCTTGTTAGGGTGCGTGAAACCCTGGGGATGACGCAATTCCCCTCTGAAATACAAGGAACCTGGCGCGTGCAACAGCTGCTGCGTACAGACTTCCGCTACCCCCGAAGGAGAGGTTAAATGGCTCTCGTTGACGAGAAAGTCTTTACCGCCAGCACGGGCTACGTTTTTAAGGCTCCTGTGGGCACTGCCGCCCCGAGCCGTGCAGCCCTGAAGAACTTCAACCCCGAGACCTTCGGCGCTTCCAGCGTCAAGGTCACTGTTACGGGTGCCCCGACGGGCGGCACCTTCACCCTTACCCACAAGGGTAACGCAACCGCAGCCCTCCAGTATAACGCTACCCCCGCTGAGATCCAGGCTGAGCTTTCTAAGCTGGCTTCGATCGGCGCTGGCAACGTTGTTGTTACCGGTGAGGCTGGTAAGAACTACGAGGTCGCCTTCATCGGCAAGCTTGCTAAAGCTAACGAGGAGCTGACAGCCACCGCTACCCTTACCGGGGGTACGACCCCTAATGTGGAGGTCAAGAAAGGCGCGGAGGCCAACGACTGGGAGCTCGCGGGCCACACCGCCCAAGAAGAACTGCCTGAGTTCGGCTTCGACGGCGGCGACACAAAGGTCAAGGGCTCTTGGCAGAAGAAAAAGCTGAAGGAAGTCACCGAGGAAGACCCGGTTGACTACGTCATCATCCGCTTTGTCCAGTGGGATGTTGAGACGCTGGAAGCCTACTTCGGTAAGAACAAGAGCACGACCGAGGGCATCTACGGTTCCGACGGTTCCCGAACCTCCATCGAGGTAGCCATTCTGATCGTTATGGTCGATGGGCCGTTCGTGATCGCCTTCACCGCCGCTAAGGCTACCCTCCGCCGCGAGGAAGCTATCAAGCTGGAGGCGGATGAGTTCGCTATCCTCCCGGTTCGCGCTACCTTCGTGAACCACCCGGGCCGTCTGCTCTTCGAGTGGATCACCCCGGAAGCCTAAGCAAGCCCCCAACCCCTGAACCGCGCCCCCCCCCGGCGCGGGCTGACTAGCCTAACAAGGAGACAAGATGGCTACCTACTCCCTTTCCGATATTCGTGATGCTGCTGCTAAACGCTACCAGGGTCTCGAGATCACCAATGGTGACGACAAGTTCATCTTCCAGAACCTGCTTCAACTTCCTGCTACGCAGCGACGTGAGGCTGACAAGATCCTGAACAGCGCTGATGACGCTGCTGACACTGACAGCCAGATTGAGCTGGTTAAAAACCTGCTGAAGGTTGTTGAGAAGAACGGCCGTGGCCAGGAGCTGCTGGACCTACTGGAGGACAGCCCCGCGAACTTGATGGAGGTCTTCCACGCTTGGATGGAGGCTACTCAGCCGGGGGAAGCTTAGCCCTAGCGGACCTGCTCGACGAGCACGGCGACAAGATTTACCCCGAGGTTCTACGCTATTACGGCGTGGATCTTCGGGGGCTTTTTTTGTCTGAGTTGGACGCTAAGACGGCGTTGTGCCTGGTGTATGCTCTACCACCGGACAGCATGACCTACGCTGCACTCACCAACGATAAGGACACCGCGGGCTGGGGTATTACGGAGCATCTGCTGGCGGGGGTTATCGACGCTGTTCAGCAGAATACGTTCACGAACGTGCAGG